TGCAGTGCGGGCAATCTCATCGGCCGCGCCTTCGAGGCCTTTGTGCTTTGCCAAGATGTAGTCAGCAACTACGCGAGCTTGATCGCGGCGTGCATCATGATCGGCTTTGATAGATACCAAACCTTTTGCAGGTGATGGTGTGTTTACTGGGTGCAATGTACGCAACTGATCTGCGACTTTGCGGTCTACAACTTCTTTAAGTTGGTCTTTTGTTACGATAATGTTTTCCATTAGGTCTTATCCTTAGATTAAATTGATTAAGTCTTCAGTTGTTACTTTCTTAGGCATGTTCAAAGTGATAGAACGGCCTGCTTCAACTCCGATAGCTTGCTTGATCTTCTTGTAACCGTTTTGAATCATGTCCATACCTTCGGCTATTTGCGCTTGTGTGGAAGCTGCAATCTTTTTGCCCACGCGAGTCTCAAGTCCTTTGAATGATGCCTCGACTTCCTCTTCAGAAACTACCTCAACTGGCGGTTCGGCGGCTGCGGGTTCGGGGGCTACTTCAGGCTCAACGGCTGGTGCTTCGCCTTTCAAAACTGCAAGCATAGGAGGAGCGCCTGCGGTAATGAACGCGTTTACGGATGCTTCGGCTTCTTCAGGTGAAAAACCGAGATTAATAACCTCATTAACGAACGCTTCCTTAATTGCAGGTAAGAGCTCGTCTTTGATCTTTGCTTCGATCTCAGGGGTAAGCATTCTCTTTTCCTTTTTGTATTTATTGATTGAATCTTGAATAAGTGTTTTAAGCGATTTCTTAATCAAGGCTTGGCGATTGGCCGGAACGCTAACCACGCTAAACTCGACAAGCTCTGACTTTGTATAAACTGTGACCTTCTTACCGTCGATTGTTTGCTCTTCATATTCGATTGGAATGATACCTACGGATACGGCCTTGACAAAACCTGCATTAATAAGCTTTGTAAGCTTCTTGCCCTCTTCAGTTACACATTCAACTTGAATAGTAGCTTCTAAGTTTTCGCCGTTCATTGCAAAGCCTAAGCAGCGACCGATAGGCCACTGATCCGAGTCATGCTGAGCAAGTACGATCGGGTTCGCAAGATACGCCGTGTAATCAATTCCGGAAGGTACTATGATAGTACCATATCGGTCAACTTCGGGAGTTGAGACTACGAAGGTAAAGATATCGTTCTCTTTCTCTTCGTATTCTTTCTCGCCTTTCTCATACTCGTACCCATCGCGGGTCTCAAGTACAAGTTCTCTTGTTATTAAATTCATATTAAATCCTCTATTTTTATTTACTCTTCAACTGGGAATAATTGGCATCTGCAGTTAATGGCATTCGAGGCGCTTAAACCGCGACCAAGCGGGCGGTCTGCAGTCTCAATTACGGTGATAGGATTGCCGTCTGCATCCTTTGCTTCAGTCTCTACCGTAAATAGCCCTTTACCATCTTGATACGAGCCGTCAAGTCTTGCATGTGAAGGTCTTACACGGCTATCGCGCTGCGTAAGCCACATCATCTTGAAACCAAGGTCTTTATAGACCGTATGCTGCATCGCGCTTGTAACATTCGCTGCGGTCGTATTCGCAATCGTGCGGGCTCGTGATGTTTTAAGCGTATCAAACTGTTTGGTAAGTATATCCAAAAGCTCATCTTTTGTCTTGCTTGAGTTCGCTATGAGCGTCTTTTGCACATCCTCTTTAATCACTCCGATAGACTCGCGTATCTTATCTGCACTCTCTGTCGTGATTGCTTGTATCTCTTGCCCAACCGCTCCGCTCAAATCTTCCGTTCCGAGTGAGAATTGAGTAAGTAGCTCTTGCTTGACTGTTTCGCACGCCTCAAAGATTGCCTCTTCAAAGTCCACAAGCTCATCAAGTGATACCGTAACATCGCTCATGCTAATTGCACCGCTTTCGATTTGCTCAAATACTTGATCCTGAATAGTCTCAATCATTTGCTCTACTATCGGAGTGATATTATTACTCGCGATTGTTGTAAGCCCGTCGTAGTTACGCCAAAACAAGTCCTTGCTATCGGCTGTTATGAGAGGCAATTTCGCGCGGTTCTGTATTCCGTGTGCCCTTTCGAGTTTTCGGGGCATCATGGGCACGGGGGCGGGGTTTGCGACCGATTGAAGCGGAGCGTATCCACCTGCAATGAGTGGTATATTGCCATCTTTAATCGGATCGTAACCACGCGCGGCGCGCGCTTCATTGATTGTCTTGAGTCCCCATTTAAGCTCGAACTCTTCTTTACGCATATCAGCATCGGGGTCAGCGTATTCGTATGGCTGCGCTTCAATTAAGATATCCTCTTCCCATCTACGGAAGTGTCTTGTGAATTCTTCAGCGATGTAAAGCGCTTCGGGGTCGATTGTGTTCTGCCTAAAGATTGCAAACTGAACCTCTGCAGTCGCACGGTTTTGGAAAGAGCCGTCGAGCATACCGGGAGGCACGCCAAAGACTTGTGCGATTTGAGCGCGTGTATCTTTGCTTACCGCTTCATAGCTAATTGATAGCTCGCCTTTTGGCGGTAATTGCAATTGCATACCGTTCCCAAGCAAAGCTCGGAGCTTATAGTCTGGGAGTTCTTCATTCCATTGTGCTTTGAGCTTGTACCAATCATCAGGATTCATTAGACTTGGATAGGTAGCTACGAGCGGTGGCACGGTATTATTCTCGAATAACCTTGCAAGATACGCGCTAACTTCGCGGTCAATAAAGGCATATTCAAGCGCTGCTGATACCAAGCCGACACCGAAGATATTCATACCGATTATCTCTTCAGGTCTTGCGCCCGGGTGAATTTTTGCAAGGTGAATAACCTCTTTCTCTGGTATCGCGATATTCCCCTCTTGAGCGGACTGATAGACATACCCTTCGATGAAGTTGTTATCGCCTTTGATAACTCGCATGCGGGTCGGATTAAGCACCCACATTTGAAGAGGCACTCGGTAGCCATTTGTCGGAGTCCAGATATACGCATTTCCATTGATGCTTAGCCAATTTTCAATATAGCTGAACACTTGCGAGCGGGTAAAATACGGATTAGGATTATTCAAGAGCTCATTTGCCCAGTGACCTCGGCCTAGCTCTTCGCGCTTCCAATTCTTCTCGGCATAGCTATCGAACTTCACACCGGTCAAAGCGTTCGCACGATGCTGCAAGCAAGCGAAGACCGTGCCTCGAAGCGAGGCCGCGAGTTCATTGCCGACTTGAGTCGCGCCGATATTACGGCTACCACCACTGCGGATATATGGCCTATCGTTTTTGCGCGGTGCAACAGCGGCCGCGATTCTATCTCGAAGTTGGTCAAGTAAACTCATACTAATATCTGCGGTGTTTTGCGAATAGCATTGAAGGCATAGCCCAATGCGTCAATAAAGTCATCATGCTTGTCTTGAGGAGTTCCGGTAAAGCTCAAGAGCTCCTCAGTGAATTCAGGGTCTAAGTGAGGAACATGATATACAAGCCCTTGCTCGTATCGTGCCTCAACGGGCTGGAATCGAATCACCTTATCGCGATCCGCTCGCACGCCGACTACATTCATTTTAGTATTTCGTTTCAGTTCTTGCACCATCCACGCTTGCGCTTGGTTTGATTCAACGGCTACGACGCGTGCTTGCCATCTCTCTTCGGCTGCCATGATGCGAGCTCCAATCTCGGCAAATTGTGCTCTAAAGTGCTGGGCTTCAACTACCACTACTTCGCCGTCTTGAGTCGTTCCTATCACTACGATCGCAGTATAGTCAGCGGTCTCTTTTTGTGATATTGCCAAATCCACTCCGATATAGTAAGCCGTGCATACTTTATCATTTGCAATGCGTAGCCAATCGCGTTTAATCTTAGCTGAACTTCTATCGACATATTCGGCTAGGAACTCTTGAGCGAATACGATGCTCGGTAAAAGCTCCTTTTGCCTATCCACTTCGCTCTCTTTGATTTGTCCACCATCGTATGTGGAAAAGTGGAAAGACTTCCAATCTTCGAGCGTATCGTGAAGCTGATCCAATTGCCAAAAGTGATTCTTACCTTTCGGCGTTGAGAAGAAATACGCATCGCCTTCATAGTCTGCGAGCATCGGAGATAGTACAAAGTTCCAATCGTCTTCAGCGTTTGGGCAATGCGCCCATTCATCACATATAATGCGGTGGAACTTGTTACCTCGAAGCCCGTCGGCTCGCCATATTCCTTGAAGATTCAATGTACTATTACCTAGTTTAATCTGTCCTTGCTTGTAAGTAGCACCAAGGGGCGCAAAGAAGTTTTGCGCTTCGGTTTCTCGGCCTGTGAGTTCTGTATATGACGGCGCTGTGTAGAGAACATACGCGCCATCCACTTCCAACATCTTCTCAAGGGCAAGAGCAAAAGCCAGATAAGACTTCCCAAAGCGACGCCCGCACCTAACAACATTAAAGCGCTTCCGATCGCGAAGTATTTCAAGCTGTTTCTCATGCGGGTAAATCTTGACTACTTTGTCCAATTTTAGCACCCCATTCTATAACCATTTTACCTTGTTCAACTGCTTGATTATTCAAGTGTCCAAGCAAGTCAAGTAATACCTTCATTGCTGCCATGTCTTCCTTCTCCAAGATCTTCTTATGAATCAGCATGTGAATCACTTCAGCCGCGACGGTCTCTTTCGTTTTACCGGGCTTGCTAAGCTCTTCAGCTGCCATCTTGGCAAGGTCTTTTACATACACCACCGAACCTTTAGGACGGCCCGCGCGGTTAATAAATTCAGGACGCTTGTCAAAGGTCGTAGACCTACCTTTCTTCAAGTTTTCGCTTTGTTCTTTTTTATCTTGTGGCATAAGATCCAATTCCTAAACCTAATCCAAATAATCCAAGAAGCCAAGCCCATTCCGTTTTAGTCTCAGTCTTCACGACGGGTAATTGTACCGTGATTATTGAGTCGGGTCTTGGCTTGAATACTACTGAGAAATAGCCCTTGCGATTAGCATAGGCAAAAGCCATATTAATCGTATCTTTTGTCGCGGTTATTACGCTATCGCTTTGAGCTACAAACGAAGTATCACCGCAAGGGATTTCCACGGGCTTGTCTACAAAATATGTCGTATCGCTCGTCTTTATCATTACGCTCTTTGTATGCACTGAATCTCGGATTGTAACAGGGCGCTCGATTACTTGCACTATCTTTACCGTGTCGCGATGGTGTGAAGCTCTTCGGCTCGCTAGCTCAAAACCGCCCGCAAAACCTGCAATAATTAGCAAGAATATCGCGATCACTAATCCTATGAGTTTATAGTCTCTTTGCATTATCTCTTTACCTTGCCATCTTCAATACGAATGTTCTGAAATTCGCCGTCTTCATGTATAAAAGCAAAACCATGATTAGACTGAGAGTATGGCATATAGCCTCTTTTGAGCTTCGAGAGCGTTCCAATTACATCCGCTCTTAGGAATACGCCTTCAAGTGTTTTCTTTTGTATAGTCTGCGTTCTA